GTTGTTCTGCTTGACCTCGATGATGGTGCCCGTAGTGTCCTTGGACGACCAGGACACGTCCTTCCAGACGGTGCAGACCGCGCCGTTAGTCTCGACGGTGCTGGTCAGTGTCCCGCACCCGATCAGGGGAAGTGTTAACAGCATCGCCAAAACGAATCGCATTGCCTGTCCTCCGTAGCACGTCCGCAGTTGCAGCGGCCTCAACCTCGGCCACTGCGTCTGCGCGGATCTTATAATAAACACCGGACAACACCATCAAGATGATGACGCCCATAACCGCGTAACGCCCAACCGGCGTGAACAGCAGACTAAACACCGTGTTCGTCCATGTGCTGCTTGCGCCAGTACCAGATGGCAACGCCTGCGCCAATGATCGCCACCATGATGACGAAGTTTGTGTTGCTAAGTAGGCCCATGAATTGATCCGCCACGTCAGACGCATCCTTCGCCTGTGCAGCGATCTCCTTAGCCGCGCCCAGACCTCCGAGCCCTGCCGTGAGTAGCGCCGCATTACCTTGCTTGCTGTCCGCCATTGTTCGTACAGGTACAGGATCGGGATCGGTGCGCTGTTCCTGCTCATGATCGAATACCTGTTCTGGGGTCGCAGGTTTTGCGCTCGCAGTCCACCACGCGCTCTCTGCCTGGCGACGGCGCACCAGCCCCGACAGCACCTTGCCGCCGCCCTTGGTCCATTTCATCAGCTCGGCAGGCACCGCGTCGAGATCGCCCGAGTTTATCTTTTTTAGCATTGTCGAAGATTTGAGGTTTCCAACGCCCGCGTTGTAGGCAAAGTCCACCAGCACATCGAACTGGTTCTGCGTCAGTTTGACTTTGACCAAATCCGTCACGGCGACTTCAAACTTGACGATGTCGAGCCTCAGTATGTCGTCAGCCTGCGCCTGCGTGATGGTCATGCCGTCGTTGACCATAGGAGCGCCCGCGCCATTCGTATGGCCGTAGCCAATCGTGCAGACATTGGCGGGACAACGGTACGCCTTCAGTTTGCAACCTTCGAACTTTTTGAGCAGGTTGTCGAGACCGCCTTGGCTCATCTGCATGGCGTAACTCCTATCTGTGAACGAGACCAATAGAAATGAGGACAATGCAAACCAGAGCCACAAAGATCGCAAGAGCTGCTGCTCCCCATGTCATGACGGTCTGCATAAACTCGTCCTGTTCCTTTTCAGCTTGAAGCGCCGCCGCCTTCTGGTCTTTCTTGATCTGCGTGGTGGCGGACAACACCTGATCCCAAGCGGCGATGCCAAACTCGCCGATGAAATGGTTCTTCAACTCTTCCATCATCGTGTCGGCTTCAGCCTTGGCGGCGTAAGCTTCCATCGCGATCTGCTGCGCGGACTTGCCCGCCATCAAGCTGCCCTTGGGATCGGCAGCAGTTCGCGTGATGGCGGCCACGCTGTCGAACAGCGAGCCCATGTCGGACGCCATCGACTGTAGCTCTTTGCCCACAGCAATGCCTGCCTTGATGGCTTCGTAGCTGGCCTTGGCTGCGGCTAGGAGTGTGAGCGGGTCCATCAGGGCTCCGATGCGCTCGCGCGCCAGTCACGGACAGCGATGCGTATGCGTATGATAAGAAGCACGAGTGTCGCCAGCGTGACGCCAAGCCCGGCCCACGCGCCCATCTCCATAGCCCACCACGGGAGCGTCAGCGCCCCCGCAGCGATTGCACCATCAACGGCCAGCTTCGTATCGTGCATTAGGGGGCCTCTTGCGGTGCGAGGGCGTTTGAGATCTGCGCGCTGCCGCGCAAAGCATTACTACCGCGCGCGTTGCGCTCTTGCGTAGCAAGCATCCGCGCGTTGCGCTCCATTATATTTCTAGGCGCATTTGGTATAGCATATTTTTCCACTAGACGCGCGAAAGTCTCAGGGTGCAGCATCGCCGCGCCTATTTCGATAGATGCTTTTCGGCTTACTACGCCTTCCAAAGCCTTCATAATGGTTGTAGCAGCTTGTCCAATAAATCCTTGCGCCCCAGGTATATCTGTAACACTGCCCATAGCATTTGGACGACCGCCCGCTTTTGCTAAACGCCGATATTCGGCGGTGCGCGAAAGATCAGACAGAACATTAGCTACTTTCGCCGAATCAGCCGTATCCAAAATTGCGGACAAATCTTCAAAACGAGGCGCGCCGGTAGCTTTTTTGATAGTGCCTGGTGCATTGCGAACCGCTTGGGCAAACGCGGCGGGGCGCAAAGTTTCATCAAGCGGGCTTGTAAGCGATTCTTTCAAAACCTGCCCAACTTCCATTGCGTTAATTGGTTTGCTGCGCGCAGCAAACTCAGTACGCGCTGTCTTAACGCCGGGCAATTTGTCTTCTAACCAATTCACATATTGTTGGCGAACATCACTAATAGCTGCAAGTTGTTTATTGCCCAACGCGCTGCCAGCGGCGTCTACTTTTGTCTCAAGTGCTTTATCAAGCCCAGCTTTAATATCGAGCAGGCTTTGGCCGGTGTACTCCGCATTTTGCGCGGGGATCTGACGCATGACAGGTTTTCCCGTTGCCGGGTCTACATTGCTGCTAGGTACTTCATGCGCGGGTACGTTTTCGCCAATTTTGAATGTGCGTCCTTTATTGGCGGCAATGTCTTCCGCAACTGAAACCGCCGATTTCATTGCGGGTGTTTCAAGCAACGCAGCTAACGTCTCATCATGCGGCACAATTTTCTTTTCAACTTTTCCATAGTCAACGGCGGCTTGCCCGGCGCGCGCTTGTCGGGCAGCGGTAATGTCAGCAGGAATTTCGGGCGCAATGGTTCCAATGGACGCCGCTTGCGCCCTCGCATTCGCAGCTTCTCTTGCGGCAAATTCGGACGCAAGCGCGGGGTTAGACATAAGTTTAAACTGAAGCGCAGGCAATTGAGTTTGGCTTGTGCCTGCGCCCGCAACAATCTCACCTACGGTAGGCTGAGTGCCCGCCACAAGCGCCGCGTTAGGATTACGCAGCATGTTGACAACACCCTCAGGGTTGCCTTCCAAAGCTGGTTCTAACATGCGCCGTGTGGGGCTTAGTTTGTTTGTAATCTCAGGTATTTTTTGAGTGGCTTTTTCAGCCAATGCAGACGCGCCAGATGTGAATGGCGTAAGTGGATTGGTAAGCTCGCCTGCACGCGTCAACACAGCGCCAGTTTCGGCTATCTTCCCTGCTTTTGTCAGCGCGCCAAGCCCTTGAAGCCCCGCACCGCCCCCACCCAAAACCGTCGAAAAATCAAGCAGTGTGGCAAACGGATCTTGACGAAACGATTCTGCCGCGCGGTCTATGCTGCCGTATTTTTCGTCTATGTGCTGTATCACCGCGTTCGCGGGTTCTTGCGCTTGTCGCGTTTCAGCCAATGCCGCAGCGGGCAAAGGAACGCCCTGCGCCGGGCCGCGCCCTTTATAGTTCAAATACGCTTCAGCGGCAGGCTCCGCTATTTTAGCACCTAAACCGTAGCCCAAGTTCCACGGGGCCATAGCCACAGATTTCGTTGTCTCAACCGGGTTCTCAATAAAAGTGCCAACGCCCTGTGCTACCTTACCCGCAAAATTTGCCATGCCGGGAAAGAAATTTGACGCCGCGTCCGACACGTATTGCAATTCGCGTTCGCGTGCTGCTTGCGCGCGTTCAGATTTGCTTGTCGGCATACCTTCGCCTGCCGCTGACGGTTGAGACTCTATAGGGTCCGATGCCCAAGCTGGCTGCTTAGTTTCAGAAGTGGCAATAGGATCATTTTGCCATCCCATTATTGCTTCCTCCGAACGGAACCATCAGGCGCTGTGTATAGTGTGCCCTTTGTAAGGGCGCTATACTCTTGGTCGTTTTTAATAGCGACGGGCGCGCCCCCATCCGCAGGCGCAGTCCCGCCAGCCGTTGCCGCAGCAGGCGCGGCACCGCCAGCTGCTTGTTTTTCCACTATTGCTAGCCCACGATCAAGTGAAGTTCGATAATCATTGGCGGCTTTGATAAATGCTTTTTCAGTGGTAGCCAAACTCATGGCATTTTTTGCTTCGGTAGCTTTTCTACCTTCTTCAAGCGCGATACCGCCCGCACCGCGCAACTGATCGTAGGCTTCCAAGAATGCGCCGCCTTGCGTTTGTTTAAACAACGCTTCAAAATCAGCACGATCAGTCCCGGCAAAAGGCGTGTTAGGCGCAATCAATTTGCTCGCGCTAAAACCAACAGCTTGCCCAAAACCGGGGTGAAGCGGGGCCTTTTTATCTTCAATTACATTGCCTTTGGCGTCTATTTTTGTATTGCCGATAAGTTGATCAATCGTTGCCTTTAGCACTTGCGTGCTTTCTCTTAATTTTGGCAGTGTGTCCGCCGCTTTTACTTGCAATTCAGCATTTTTAGTTGCGGCTGTCGTAGCAGTTTGTTTAGCCGCAATGACTGCCGGATCGGCAGGACCGCCCTTGATAGGTCTTTCGCTACCGTCGGGGAGTTTTTCAAAACCTGGTTGCGGCGTAACCGCCAATTTGGCGCGTTCGGCTTCTTGTTGTGCTGCGGCTTTCGGGCTCAGATTGCCTGCGATTGCCGGATTGAGCGACAAAGGTGTCTGCGGTACGGGTTGCATTCCTGCAAGAACACCCGGCAACGCATTCCCCGCGTTGGGCGCAAGCGCAGGCGCAAGATTGTTTGTAACCGCGTTAGGCATCTGCGTGGGTGTGCCGCCGCCGCCGGTCATGGTAGGCGTTGTGCCGCCCTGTGCGTTCATGTTGGCGCGCGCCCATTGGATCACCTGCCCAGCAGTTTTACCCGCAAGGATAGACGAATTAGCCGCAATGGCCGCAGGACTGACAAGTTGTTCAACCGGCGTATTAGGATCGGCGTTAAACACTTTTAACGCGTCAGGTTGACCGAGGAAGTGCATAAGCTTGAGATTGCCCGCATCTGGCGTAACGCCTTGCGGTAGCGCAGCCACATTCTGGTTGCGGAGATACGACACCATCTGGGTCTGCAATTCAGGCGACCGCCGCGCAAGGATGGCGTCGTCTGACATTCCCTGCGCTTGCGTCGGGTACATTTGTTTGAACGCGCTTACAAATGTCTTATCAACAATCCCTCCTGGCCCTTGCGCGCTTGATAGCGGGTTACGATCTAACCCTTCGCTACCAATTATTTGCGCGTCGATTGTTGCAGGATTTGTCGCCGCCGCACCACGCGCGGCAGGCGGCGCAACATTGTTCGGAGTAACTTCGCGTTGACCAATAACTTCGCCGTTTGCATTGATGATGGGCTGATAACTACGACCGCTATTGGGGTCTTGCCATACAGCAGGCGGTTTAGCCGCGCTTGTACCGCCTTGCACAGGCGTAGCCGTGCCGCCACCCGGCGCAACGCGGACGAGTGTTTTGCTACCATCAGGATTTTCGATAATCTGAAATCCTAGCTGCGCGGCTTTTCTTTGGTCAGCCAACACAGCCGCATGTTCAGTTGCAGCTTGCGCGCCAGTCCGTGCCAAAACTTTCAATCGTTCAGCATCAAAATCCTCAGGCAATGCTTTGGCCCAGTTAGGCTCTAAATGCATTGCCATAGGACGCACAACGTCCAAATAAGCTTTCCTACCATTCACAGGGTCCATATCTGCGACTTTTGCTATGATCTCAGATATGTGCGCAGTGTTAGCCACTACCTGTTCAAGACGCGCTTTGTCAGCCGTCTGGCCTTGCGCATTTATGCGCCCCTGCGTCTCTGTCAATCCTAACGCCGCTTGTTTGTTGGCGCGGTCCTGACCAATGATGTCAAGATTTGATTTTACAAACCCCGGCCCAGCATTGGGGGCGAGCGCCACCGCTTCGCGTTGACCAGCGGGCGTCGTAACGTCCCCACCTTTTGCAATCCAATCGCGCAACGCGTTGCTTTCTTGAAACCCCCGTTGTTTTTCTTGCATCATCGTGTTGTAAAGCTGCATTTTGTTGGCCTGTTCGGCCATAGCAAGCATGTTTGGCGCTTGGTACTGCTGAAGCTGTGGAAGCGCGGCGCTATAGTCAACCATCGAATAGCCCTCTTATTAGCCTTTGAAGTAACTATTGATGTTACCGTAGATGTCGGGGGAATTTGCAGGCGTGACCGGGCTGAAATTGTTAATTTGGTTTCCACCAAGTTTGTTCAAATACTGACTTTGCAAGTACGAACTTGTTCCTTGCGACGCCGCGTTGCTGAACGCATTAGCCGCGTTGTAGCCGCCCGTCGCCGCTGCGTTACCGCCCGCAACCGCCGCCTGTCCGAGGTTCGACCCCAGATTTGTGTAGGTACTGCCAAGGTTTGCGCCGGTAGTGTTCGCCGCAGCAGCAGACCCCGCCGCTGACGCCTGCCCCAACCGCGTGAAATCCATAAGCGGCGAGATCTGGTTGTTGCGGTTGGTCTGGTAACGGTTGAAAGCGTTCGTATATTCCTGCGAAGCAGCTTCTTGGTTGTAGTCTGACAAAGCTTTACCTGCGCCGCCAGAATAAAATTGCCCCATTTGCGCTTGACGAGCCGCCAAAGCATCGTTTCCTTTTTTTAACCGAAAGGCGTAACCTGGATCGGTCGTAAAGTCCGACATACCAAAGTCTTTGCTGTACTTGCCGTACCCCGGCGCGTTCACATCGCCGCCCAATCCCAGAAACGAGCGAAGCTGATTTTGCGCTTCAACGCCAGTTTCACGGTACGGTTGCAGGTCCGTGCGGCCCTGCTGGTACATTTCTTTCTGGGCGGCAATGCTTTGGTCCGCCATCTGCTGTTGAATGGCAGCGCTCTGTTTTGCCGCATTGCTCTGCGCGTTAGCGCCGTAGATGCTGGCGCCCGCGCCTAGTATCGCTGATCCACCGATTGCGCTTGCAATGAAACTCATGGCTCTATCCTTTGCAGAGCTTCGACAGAAGCTATCATGCCCATATCGCCATATTCGGGCGCGATCAGTTCAACTTCCATCTTATCAAGGTTTTCTTCGCCTGTAAATTTGGTCTGATGGACCGTCACCCAAATGGTATCTTCTTCGATGTACACCGCGCGTTTCAACCCGACTTCGGATACGAACACACAAGGGGCCTCAAAAACCTTGGGGCCAAACTCGGTTGCGACCGATACCTTACCCTTCATGATGAAGTTCAGATGCGCGTGGCGGTGGATCTTGCCGACCACCAGCGCCCCCTTGGGCATGAAGATCTGCCGGGCGTAGGTGCCGCAGCCATATTCCTCATGGATCGGCGTGTAGGTGTGCGTCAGGGTACATTGGCCGCTTACATCCAACGCCGGATCGTCGCGAGCTATGGCGTCCATGCGCGCCTGCGCATTCAGGATCTTTTCCCTGAACGCGACCCTATCTAGCGTGTTGGCTTCAGCAGGCAGCATGATCTCACTCGTACATGATGTTGACAGTGCCAGCGTCAAAAAGGTCTGGCGAAGCGCCATTAATCGTAGTGACGCGAAGGCGGTCAAGAGTACCAGAAAGAGTTACATCGCCTGTTGCAAGTACCATTATGTTTGAGTTAACAATTACGTTAGCTGTAGACGCATACACCCACGCATTACCTGTTATGTTTACTATCGTAATTACGCTATCCACGCCGTATGCGGCGTTCATTGGAGTTATGATAAATCCAGTGATTATGACCGCCGTCCCTGTAGACCCATAGGAAAAAAGGGACGAATAACCGCTGGTTGTTACAGACCCTGAACCTAATTGAACTAATAGAGATGATGAACCGCCGGTACTAAGTCCTTTTAGCATCACCGTTACGCGCTTTACCCAAGAAGGAATTGTAGTAAAATCAATGTTTGCGCCACTTGTAGGAGACTGCGCCGTTGCCTGCACAATTTTTTGCGTAGCCGTATAAGACGTGCCATTGATGCTAAATGGCACTTGCCCAATTGCCGTTGGCGGAATGATGACTGGCGTTGTGCTGGCCCAAGTTGTGCCATCAGAAGCTAACACGTTACCAGACGTGCCTGGCGCGACCAATTGAACTGTCGCCGCGCCATTACCCAGCAAAACATTATTGGCCGTTAACGTAGCCAATCCAGTACCGCCGTTAGACGCGGCCAATGGAGTGGTCAGACTGACAATATTGCCGTTTGTAATCGAACCACCGTACACGATATTGTTGATAAGTTGGAATGTTGTTCCGTCGTATTCAACCAACGTCATTTTGCCGATTTGAATGTCTCCAGCCGACAACGCTACAGAACCGTTTTTGGTAATGCTGGTAGCGGTTAAACCATCAATGCTAAGGGTTGCCGCGCCCGTGTTGGTGTTGGCAGCGATGAAACTGTAAATGGACCCAGTTGCATAAGCCGTAAGCGGAGGATTGGCCGCAGCGGTGATAGAATTTGTCCCCGCTACCGAACCAAGTTGGCTATTGATGCCAAAAGGATCATTGATGGACGGAATACCGTCATAAGTTCCGATAAGTTCGTTTGTTGAAGTGTACAAAACAAATTTTAAATTAACGCCCGTGGCTTGCCAGATTTCGTTAGGAGTGCGCCCGCCTGCGTTCAAAATGATTGGGTTGGTATTGGCTACCGTGCCCGCGCTGGTCGTATAGGTCGTCAACAGCGTGGTAGTGCCGGACGCATAGCTGTACAGTTTGCCGCCAACCAACGGGACGCCATTGTCATCGAAGAACTGCGCGCCTGCGCCAGCAAAAGCCGAAAGGTTATAAGTGGTCATCGTCCGATCCTATAGTATCTGCGCTACGGTCAAGATCGTACCTGGCGCTGCGGGATAGGCGGGTGAACTGCTGGCGGCGTAGGTCGCAATCTGAGCATAACCTAGCTTGGACAGTCCGTACAGTTCAAAATAATCGCCAGCGGCGAACGTGTAGGTGAAGTTCACGGCCATTAAAACGCTACCTGCTACGCTCGCGTGTTGCTTAGGGACCGTCGCACGTCTGGCTGTGGCGGTTACGTTAATGCCGTTTACCCGCAACCAGATGGTTATGTCGTCATCATTAGACGCATTGTTGTTGGTCAATTGGAACGAAGCGTTGATAACATACCGCCCGGCGTTTATGACGGTGACGCGAGATGCGGCTAATGTAAACCCATGCGTAGCATAGGTGAACCCAATAGGCACAATGGTGGGGGTATTAGCCGCCCAGGCCGTGCTGGTGGTATCGTAGAACTCCGCGTTGGTGACCGAAGCGGCAGCGACAAGGTACAGGTACTCAAAATAACGGAACCATTCACGCGACGGCGTCCGGTTGTCATCTTCCGTGATGGCAACGCGTTGGCCGGGGGTGCGGGTTTCATTAAGCATTGGTGGGGCTCACAATCAATTGCGCGCCCATGATGTAGACCGGCACCGGGTCCGTACCGGAGATCTCGTACACTCGATCACGGATTTTCTGGGTCATGCCGAGCCTGCGCCAAAGGACGCGCTTGCCATACTCGCCGATCATGCCCATCGACCGCCAATGCTCATTGGACCACGTATGCCCGCCGTCGTCTGACCAACGCAGCATGATCTGAGGGTCCGTGCCTTGCACGATGACTGCCGCCGTGGTGTCTTGCGATTCGCCGCCGATGGCGTCCGAAGACGCAGCGTTGGACGAGATGCTGCTAACATACACCGTTGTGGCCGAAGTGCCGCCGTCCAGTCCTACGCCCGACTCGCAATCAAGTTGAAGTGTGTGTTGCGCCGTGCGGGTCAGATTGTTGGTGTTGGGCGGCAACGCTCGCCACGAACGCAACCATTTCTGGGTACGCCCGCCGTCCGTATACAACGTCAGATCGTAACGGTAGATCGCGCCGGTCTGGTAATCGCCTAAAATGATTTCGTTGTTAAAGAACGTCTGGCAAGCTGCGCGTTGGCGGATGAAATTGCCGTTGGCATACCCGGCGCGTTCATGCCATACGCCCGTCGCCACGTCGTAAACCCAAGTGGCGTTGGCAGACGGAAACGACAGGACATAGAACGAATGGCCGTCCTGCTGGTAAGTGTACGCCGTCGCATCGCTTATGTTTGCGTATTGCTGGATTTGCCATTCAACCGCGTGCGTGCTGAGACGAACGCCAGTGTAACCTTTGGCCCGGTAAACAATGCCTTTGCCGCGTGTGTCTGCGCCCAACCAGAAAACAGAATTATCAAGTTTGGCAACAGAATATGTTGCCGCGCATCCGATTTCCATAAACGCGCCTTGGATGCGTTGAAGGGGAAACCCGGCGTTTCCGGCGTTGTACCAGACTTCAACCGTATTGGTCCCAAATAGCCATGCTTCTGAATGGTCTACAATAGAAGACACCAGATTGTCAGGCGAACCTTCGGCGCTGGCGAAGTCCAACGGGTCAATGGATGTGCCGTCAAGAATAGCCGTAGACCACACAGTTTGGCTATTAGGTTGGATAAAAATAAAATATCCATCCAAATACGAGACCGTAATTGCTCCAGCAAAATCAGGATCAGTGATTGCGCCAAACGCATTTGTGGTGTTGTTGAAAATGTAGCTGGGGCCATTGCAAGCTACAAAAAGTTGAATGCCGTTGTCCGCCATAGACACCGGGCCGTCATTGGAAACGGTGCCCAACAGAATTGAACGATAGCTGGTGTCAACTTGATACAGGCTAGTGCCGGAAACGACGTACATGTAGTCGCCGTAAGAATGCAATCCACGGATCGGGCCGGTGCCTATGGTGGCGAGTGCCTGCAATCCTGGCGCACGTTGCAGGAATGCAGACGTTTTGCCGCCCGAATCTTCAGGCAGCACTTCGGGGAATAGATTGACCATACGGCTGTCCGCAGCGTTGACGCTGCGGGCTACATACGCGGAGCCAAGGATGGGCGTCTGCATCAGAAGTTCCCGGCAAAGATGTTAAACCGCTGGCGGGTGCTGACGATGGCGTAAGGGATCGACATGATGTCGTCAGGATTGTTGATGCGCTTGAGATTGCGTTTGGAATACATTGCGATGCGCGCAACCGTGGGCGGCGGTTCAATGCCAAACTCAGGGGCAATTTCGCAAGCTAGATTATAGCGAAACGCCCGCAAATAGCCGGGCGGAAAGTACAGCTCCGTCGAAAGCGTCGCAGGTTGGTCTAATTGCGCCGCCGATATGAAATGCCATTCCAGCACCTTGGTAGGCACCGGATAAACATGCATGTCGATGTTAGGATAATTGGTGTTGATCCACATTACCTGTGGAAAAGTGCTGGTCACGGTTTTAACCGCGATGCCATCGTACTGCTGTTGGTTGATCAGTTTGATGCCGTAGGAGATGCCGGTTGAGGCGTCCACGAAATACGTTGCGTCGTCCATCAAAACCGGGCGGTCGCCAACGAAGTCACCGGAAGGGCCAAGTGTCTGGCTGATGAGCCCCGGCAACCACGAAAATACCTGTTCTTGCGTTGTGAACGTCGAGAGTTTTTCCGTGCCCCAAGAGTCGATCATTTGATTGAGCGCGGACAGCGCGTCTTGCGATGTAGCCGCAGAAGGCGTTTCACCTTCGGCCAAAACGCCTAGAAGGCGAAGGGCTCCGTTAATCTGATCCCCGGCTGTCGTCATAGCTGGCTATTCCCTCATTCAGCGGCCTGCGACCGCGCCGCCGGGGTGCAAGTTCGTTTACCGGCTCTGACATGTCAGAGGGCGGGGTTTCGCCGGGAGTATAGCGTTTCCAGCCGCTCTTTTCATCATAAATCGCTTCGGCTTCCATAACGGCAACTTTGGTGCCGTGAACCGGATGGCGCATGTAAATCATGGGTATACCTGTTGGAAAGACGCCCCGCCCGTAGACGGGGCGTCAAGATGTTAACCGATGCGATAGAGCGTCCAAGCCGCATCGCCGGTCTTGCGAGCGCGGAACAACGAAGAGCTAGACACTGCGACGCCCATCGTACCAACAAGGGTCCAGCCCGTGTTGGTAGCGAGAGAGCCGATGTTGGCGCTGCTCAGATTGATGACCGAGAAATCGAACGAGCTGTTCGTCTTCGCGTTTGTGAACAGAGCGTCCATGTCCGCCGCGAGCGGCAGGGTATAGTTCAGAGCCGAGCCAGGGGTGGTCGAGATGATACCCGTTGCGATCTGCGCGGCGGTCAGCGTGACCGCAGAAGTCAGACCGGACGTAATGTCACCCTGATCGCCAATGATGGGTTCGTTGACGTTGCCATCACCAAGCTGATAGCCGCCGCCGGAGTTGGGAAGAGCCATGATATTCTCCTAAACAGTTGAAAGGGGGAAATCTGGGGCCGCAGCCCCAGAGAGAAGTGGTTAGCCCCACATACGCACAGCCATAGGCGCGCGAAT